AACGAAGGCGCATTTCAGCAAGGCCAAGGCGGCGAATAGAAAAGGCCTGAGTGGGGTTGCGTCTGTCAGCGCTAAAGCCACACAAAACATTATCAACGGCTCTCTGGGCGTCTCTTTGGGCGCGGCACTGCCCTCTGCGGCAACCTTACAGTCTTTGGCTGGCAAGGTTCTTATTGAGGGCGATGTGGTCAGTGAATACTGGAAACAACAAAACGCACAGGTGACAGGAAACTTTCTTCGTCAGATGAGAATGGGCGTTGCTGGCGGTGAGGGATTGCAGAGCCTTATTCAGCGGGTTCGAGGCACTAAGGAAAACAACTTCACCGATGGCATTATGAACTCCACAAAGAAAAAGGCTGAAACGCTGGTTCGGTCATCTGTTGCGGCAATCAACAACGAGGCAATCATTAACACCTACCAAGCCAATGAGGATCTGTTCAACGGCTATCAATGGATGGCAACACTGGACAGTCGGACAAGCGACATTTGCAAGGCAAGATCAGGGCTGACTTGGGATAAAGATTTCCAGCCAGTCGGTCATGGCATTGGTTGGTCGCCGCCCCCTGCTCACTTCAACTGTCGATCAACGGTCATAGGGGTCTTAAAGCCTTGGGCTGACTTGGCAAACAAGCCCTTGCCAGCGGTTGGTGCGGAAACACTAAAAGAAGAACTCACGAAGTCCCTCATGGCGCGTGGGTTATCCCCTGCCCTAATCAGCAAGGCGATCAATAAAACCCAGCAATCTATGGACGGGTTTGTTGCTGGGGATATAAATTTCGAAGATTGGCTGAAAGGTAAGAGCGAGCGGTTCCAAAAGGCTATTCTGGGCGACCAAAAGTGGGAACTGTGGAACACAGGCAAGATTGGATTTGTGGATCTTGTCGATCAGAAATCGCACCCTCGGTCACTGGCAGAGCTTCAAGCGCTTGTTGATCAGGGCAGAACGTCACCATTGAAGGCCAACAAGGCGGCAAAAGAGGCGGCAAAGCAACAAGCCGAGGCGGCTGCGCTGGCGGCAAAGGCTGCGGAAAAGGCTGAGAACGCGGCACAGGCTCAGATTGATGAAATTGCGAGCGGGTCTGCTGGGGCCAACAAGAAGAAAGTTTATGATAAATTAAAAAAAGACGGGATTGACGGATTAAGCGCAACTCAGGTCATGGCGAAGATCGATGAGGGCGTGGCACAAATCAACATTACCGCTAATATCGCAAAGGCCAAAAAGAAACTCAAAGACGGTAAGCCACTCAGCAAGACCGAAGATGCGGCATGGGCGACTGTTGATGATGATTTAAAGGCTGCATATTTGGCGTCAATTGCCGAGCCAAAAATATTTAAAGAAGTAGATGATTTAATTAAGTCTCTGGATGATGCTTCCCTCAATGATTTTGTAGATTTGGCGTTGCCTATTGACCAATATTATTTTGATTTTGCCAAGAAATCCAAAGACGCCTACATAACAAAAGAACTTGAAGGCTTGATGGACGATCCAACTTTTTTTGCTGAAAATTTTAACCCTGTTTTTTGGAAAGAAAAACTTCTTGAAATCAAAGATGCTGATGAGGAAGCAGCAGTTCTATTTCTTGCTAAATTTAAAGCTATGAAAGAACAGATAAAAATTGTTTCGAACGAGTATCGAAAGATAATCGTAGCAGGGGAACGTTTCGCAGAAAAGACTCCCGAAAAGTTTATGTCTGTAAAGACAGAAAAAGGAAAAGATGCTGCTTTTGACGTGGCGTTGTTGAACTTTGATACACTTATCGGCAAAAATGATATTTTGTCTGATTACTACTCCCTTGGGCCAAGCGTGTCTAAACTCAAGTTTGACAACGCACTGGTCAAATTCAAACAGGATTACAAAAATCAAAAAGACAAGCTTGTAGCGAGTGACGAGGCCGAAGAATACCTCACAAAGGCCAAGGAAGGCGGGACAGGGTTTTCGACACACAAGGTCGCCTATGACAATTTATCGAAGTCTGGGGGGCTGACAGGCGATGCCATAGCCGATGCCGCGAAGGTTCAAGCTGAGAAGGATGTTATACAAGCGGCGAAGTCTTTGGCGGCGATGAAAACCAAGATAAAGAAAAAGTTCAAAGCTAACAAACCTCTCGCGCCGAAAGAACAGGAAGCATTCGATGCCTTGGATGAGGTTGATCAGGCGCTTTTAAAAGAGGCCGCGAGCGCGGGAAAGACCGCCAAGCAGTTAGACGATGACGCGGCGGCTATCGTCACTCAGAAGGCCACACAGAGGGCAGACGAGGGTGTTTTGTTCAATGACCTCAAACAAATTGGGGATCAGGACGGATCAAACACGGGCGGGTTATTTAAAAGCAATGTCGATGGTCAGAAGTTTTATGTAAAAGCGCCAGACACAGAGCTTGCAGCAAAGGTCGAGGTTTTATCTTCAAAACTCTATCAAGCGGCTGGGGTCAGGGTTGCGAATGTAAACTTTATAAATTTAACAGGTAAGATTGGAAACCGCGATGTGTCGGGGCGGCTTGGAGTCACCAGTGCGATTGAAGAAATCGAAGATGTTGGAACATCTAAGATGGGCGCTCTATCAGGGGCCAAGGATGGTTTCGCGGCTGATGCTTGGTTGGCAAATTGGGATGTGGTCGGAAACGGTGGGCCAAAACAGTTAAATTTAAAAAAGCTCCCTGATGGCTCAAGCTTTCGATTGGATACGGGCGGCACTTTATTTTTCAGAGCGCAAGGTGGAAGAAAAACCTTCTCCGCAAACGAGGTTCCAGAATTGGATAGTTTGCGATTTAACACGTTCAACTCAGGTGAGGTTTTCGGAGACATAAGCGACGATCAAATTGTGGCGGGTGTTGCTCGGATTGTTGCAATTAGCGACGATGATATTCGGCGTTTGGTGAACGACACGATGGGCGATGATGCCGATGATCTGGCTGATGTCCTCATAGGCCGAAAGAGCGTCCTAGAGCGCACTTACGCCAAGCAGCTTGCGAGGTATAACAAAAAGCAGAAACCCTCACCACTGGCGCGTGTGACGAAGGAAGAGAGCGCTTTAATCGAAGAAAGTCGGATCAACGGTTATATTCTGCCCAGTGATAAGCTGGACATTGAGGATCATGAGATCAGAGCCAACTTTTTAAAGAGAAACAAGAAAGACGTTACTCAGTTAAATTTGCGTTTACGCCCAGAGGCTATGAAGCGGATAGAGAAAGCGCTAATTGTCGAAAAGGGCGCAGCCGATTTGCCCAGAGTAGATTTTGCTGAAATGAACGACAGCATCGTTACTGCAATTCGTGGGATTATGAGCCGCGCAAAAAAGGGAGAGGCTTTTTTAGAGAAAGACTTTACTCGCGCCCAGTTTGCACTCGGCAGAATAGCCGACAAGCTCAAGGAACTTGAGGATCTTCAAGCCAAGGGCAGAATACGGTTGGACGATATAGAAAGCTTCAAGGTTGAGACTGGTGTAACAAGAGACGTTTTGGCGAGTTTTTATAGCCGATATAAAGTCGGGGATACGAAGCTTGATCGGGACGATTTGTTTAAAGTGAATTTTGAAAAGCTTTCACCGATTAATCAAATACCAGAAAAAGTAGAAAAAAAAGCTTCGGACGAAATCAAGTGGATCGACAAGGGAACGGCTCAATATTATCGCTCTACATTTCGAGACAGTTTTGCTGAACAAACCAACCAAACATTTGAGGGCTTGGGAACAACCTACGAAACGACGATTGGCGGTGTTCGCATTAAATATTTCCCAGACAACGCACGGGACAGCCGCGCAGCGCTTGTGGGACGCATGGAGATTGAGGTTGATGGGGCTTCGGCGGCGTCAGTAAAGGAAGGCTTAGACGCCCTTGAGAACCTTGGCATCGACTCCACTAGGGCGACATCCCTTGACAGAGAAGAGCTTTATTTGACCAAGATCTTTTATCACTTCAGCGGGGTGAAAAGAGGGGATCAAGGCACTGATCTTTATGCCCAGCTTTTCAAAGAACAAATGGAAAAGCTCAGTAAAATCGGATCTCAAAACGAACGTGTGAAGCTTTTAAAGAAACATGCATCTGAGGCGGCAGGGGTTAAAGACATCACGGCTTTACCTTTATATAATGCAGCGGGTGAATATCAGCAGTTTGGTCATGGTAAGTCTTTGCAACTCAACCCAGCCTTTACTGGGAAAGCGTGGGAAAACTTTCTTGATGAGGCGGTCATATATCATGACCTTGAGTTTGGAAAAGGCTACGGCACTCAGGTTGACAGCTTTAAAAACATTATCGGCGGCGGCGGTCAGTTAGCATCGACATCAGACAGAATGAGACGGGGCATTCCTCTTGGGGGGGGTGGGTCAGAAAAGCGCGACACCGCCTCTGGTGGGGCTTCTTATGTTTTTTCTAGGCTAAGATATGCTCGACAAATAGGTAGTAATGCAGGGCTTGTTTGGAAGAGCAAAAGACACGCAAGACGGTTGGACGCCATGTCTTATATAAATGACAAATATGGTTCTCAAAGGTTCTCAACAGGCGTTTCGGTTAGCAAGAAATACAGCAAATTCGACGATTGGGATGTATCACTGCAAGAAAGGGCGGTAGATTTAAAAGCGTTCAAAGAACATGCAAAAGCAACCAACAGCACGAACGAAATAATATTTAAAGATGGTTTGTCAGTATTTGAGGATTTAGAAGCCTTCATTGTGAGGCCAAGTGAGAAAAAAGATCTATTAGCTTTTATGAAGGATAAGGGTTATAAAAAATGGCCCGATGGAAGAAAGCTTGAGGATGTAATTTTGACACAGGACGAAGCGCAAAGAAAATATCGGGGTGGCTCATAATGGCAGCTTCTGAAGTTGTACAAATTTTGAAAAATGATGGTTTTGTATATTGCGATGGAATGGTTTTGACCAATTTCGTTTCCAAGGGAAGTGACCACATTTTAATGTTTGGCACATGGTTCGATACTGAGGCATCTGGTCATGGAAATGAGCGCAGAATTTTTGGTGATGAAGTCGAGAAGTGGCAAGAAGGCTTAGATCATAAATCCTTTAAGCTTGGCGACTTGATGCTAATTCACCATTTCAAAAAAACAGAATGGAACAATCGACCATTTGAAATGTTTGAGAGAGTTCAGAAAGTGAAGAGCCGCCTCAAATATGACTTCGAAGCGGCTCAGAAAAATATCATGAGAAAGTTTGATTAGTCCCAATAAACAGAAATCTTTGGGGCCTATATACTTAACTAGCCAAAAAACACTTGACGCCAGCTTTGACGATGTTGTCGGTAGAATTGTAGGTGCCGATAGAAGCCCATCTGTGCTGGATGCCGTGTACAGCGGTCAACTCCCTATCGGCGACATAGAATTGGACTGTGCCGTGCTGGACGGCGGCGTTCGTGTCCTTTCTGAAAGGGCCGTACATAAAGCATTCGGTAGCAAGCGTGGCGGGTCGCATTGGAAACGCATGAAAGAAAATGAGGGCGGCGCCAACTTGCCCTCCTTCTTGTCTGCTAAGAACTATTCTCCTTTTATTTCCAGTGAGTTAGAGTTGGCGCCGAAATCGCCAATTTTGTACAAAACCAACGCTGGCGCCACCCCCGCGCACGGAATCAAAGCAGAGCTTTTACCTGAAATTTGTGGCGTTAATGGTAGCTTGTAACTGGCCGATGCCAGTAAGCGTAGTCGCTTACGTACGGTTTCGGAAGGGGCAGTGGGAGTTTGTAACTTCCCACTGCCGCTCATTGCCGCGTCGT